AACCAGCGTTGCGCCATCACTGGCGAAAGGCCTGCTGCTCGCTGAAATTGTGGGAGTGTTAAAAGCATAACGCCATCCGGTTAAAAAGGGATGGCGTCAGTATTTCATCGGGTTAGGTGAATAATCAGGTGAAGGGGTTCAGTGGTTTATTCCGTCACATCTATTATTATGGGTTCATTCGATTCTGGTTCAACATCTTTTTTCACCATGTATTCACCCTTTGCTTTGGCTTCATCAATCAATGGAAGATATCTATAAACAATTTTCCATACCTCTTCATCTTGTTTAAAGTCAAGATTACGGCATGATTGCCTCTCATTCATAGGGTCTGTTGAGTTCATTTTATCAGGATTGGAAACCAATAAAATTTTCCTCCACGCGCAAGATTTTGTTTCGTCCTTCTTTATGAAATCAAATCCGCCCGTTTTAGAACTGCCCGTCTGATATGCAAAAGCTAAATTCCTCTGTGTCTGATAGCCATCTTTAATCGCCGCGTTAATGAAATCATTCTCAGTCTTAATCGATTCCTGTGCTTGCTCAGGAATATTTAGTTTTTTTAATTGGCCGTTGTTAGCCATGCTGTTAAAGCTAATTAAAATAAAACCGGCAGCAATCAAATATTTCATAACCATTCCTAAAAAAGTGAGTTTTGTGTTGAGGTTCCATTACTCTTTTGCGCAGCAAGAAGCTGCCACCCGAAGCGATCACTAAAACCATACTTAGGGCAAAGAAAGGTCATGGCCATAAGAGAGGATGAACCTTGTTCACGCACTTCGGCGAACTCGGCGAGAAAGCGACGGTTACGTAATTCACGAAGGGCACGATCACAGCGGGGTAAATAGAGAACTTCGCCGCCGAAATTCTTGATGAGTAACTGGGTTTTCTCATCACCGATAGTATCGCGCAGGAGGGCTGCGCGGCTGGCCCCCATAGCGCGGAGGCCTTTACCTATCGGGAACGTGGTGCCACCAAAAGCAGAAAGAAGCTGCTCGGTCGCCGGGAAGCCTATCAGGTCAGCTATTTGTATCACTGTTGATGGCAGCAGTTCTGTTACCTGTTCCAGATTCATTATTACGCTCCCGTTTTTTTCGCCGACTCGCATCAATGCTGAGAGCCTGCATGAGTTTGGTTAACTGTTCAGTCGTCAACCACTCGATGTATTTGACGTGGAACATATGATCGCACATTTTCTCTGCATAATTCCACGGACGTTTTGCATCTGCAAGTAATGCATGAATTTTAGCAAGAATTGATTCACGTGCTTCGGCAACTTTTGGGCGTCGACCGTGTTTTGCTGAATAGCGAGGGAAACCCTTATCGTGCATATATTCCCTGACTGCCTGAAGTTCGTCGAGGGTGCATTTAGTTGATGATGTTTTACCGTTACACAAGCGAGACAACACGCTGCGGTAAGTAACATCATCCCATCCTAAATACGCCTGACCCGCTTTAATAGCCCCGATAAGGCCCCGTTTTGCTGGCGTGGACATAATATTTCTCCTGTTGGCTGTCATTATCGCAGGCACTTTGCGAAGTGCCTGCTGTAATGACTCACTCTGAGGGTTCCATTCTGCTGACGGATATTCCGCCGAGTTTTCCTTCAACTCTTACAACCAGTCGACCGTTGCGCATATGCCAGGCTTCAGAACGGGTTATTACGGTCTCCCGTTCTGGCATACCTGGTGTAGGGTAATACAGGAAACGGGAGCCGACAGGAAAGCGCTGGTTAAACGTCTTTGCCGTTAGATTTCTGAGCAGACTTTTCATCGTTCTCCTCCATATGCGCATCGGTGGCAATAATGCTTAATGGCCATAAGAGAAATGCGAACCAACAATTCTGGCGGGATAAATTAGCTAACCCCATTAATCGGACCAGAATGCATACCCAGCACCAGCCAAGTGTTAAATACATCACCAGCAATATGAGGATGAAAGCTATATCCATCACTGTATCCCCCGAAGTTTCTTGAAAGATTCAATAGCCTTTCTCATATCAGCCTGCGTCCCTTTATTTCGAATGGTGCGATTGCTGGCGTCGTAATAGTTGAAGCGGAGCTTGAGTGGCACCGCCAACAACTCGACAACCTGGCTGTTATCGCGGAAGTACCAGACACGGCGATTACCGTTATCCTGGAACTGGCAACCAGATACGCTATGCATGACCCACCTCCCTTGACGGACCGCGTTTGCGATAGGCCGCAATCGACACGCTTTCCCAGTCCTGGTAAAGAAACAACAGACCAAGCTCACAGGCACGATCAAACTCTTTTGTTGCGCCGGTGCTCTTTTCCCACCCGTTCAGGAGGAAAACAGCATCAGCCTGCTCAAGCATGGACAATGTAATTTTCAGGTACTGCCCATGCTGCAGGCCGTCAGGAAGAATGGCCGGGTTAAGAACGGTGAAGCCGCGCTCTTCCAAGGTGCGAGCTTCAGTGTTGAATTCATCGCGGTTAAAATTGTGATAACCGGTCATCGGGCCAGCGATGAAAACGACAGGTTTACGCTGCTGTTCGCTCATGCTGCACCGCCTTCAACACGTTTGAATGCCAGAAAAGTCACCATGGCTTTGTCGACCAGCTTTGATGTGCGATAGCGCTCAATACCCCAGACGATGGCAAGGCAGATCCACAGATAATGATGGCTGTAACGCTGGAGAGACATCCCATCCATAAAATCCCAGGCGCTTACGTTATCGGGCCAGGTTGCGGATTCGACCGCATAGTACGCGTCGTTCTGCTCCCGGAACCTATTGCCTTTCAGTTCACGAACGGTCTCGATTGCCAGTTCGCGGTCGTCCTCATTGTCACAGTCTTCAAGGTATGCCGCGAGCCACTGCTGCAATCCTTCGTCGAAGCCTTCATCATCAAACTCATAGCAGGGCGAATCGAATCTCCCGCCACCTGCTCCAGCTTCGAACTTCTCGGCCCAGTATCCGGGGTTGATAAGAAAGCTCTCGCGCCGTCCAAAATGTTCGGAGGAAAAGAATTCAAACATGTCCGTGATGCGGCTGAAGGTCCAGGTTCCCATGTCACCAGTGACGGTCAGATACCCCGGCCACGTCACAAGATCGAAGTAATATGTATTTGTTCCAGAACTCTTAAAGCGCAGGTGCCGGTACAGGCCATCATCACGCTCAATGCTCATGTGATGACGGGACACATTACGGATAAAGCCAGTTAATACATGCTGTTCAGTCTTCATGCTGCACCTCCTTCATCTGCACGGATTGGCGATCGATGCGCTCAATCTCTGCTGCGATGAGTGCGCCTGCTTTCACTAGATCGCGGCGTGGGTTCGTTGGTTTCCACCAGTTAGGTGACCATGGCCAGGCCTGGGGTATTGTCGCCTTGTATGCTGGTGTGCTGAATGCCCTGGCTGCATAGCAGGCTGCTGCCGTTGATAAGGTTCCTGACTTGTATATGTCGTCGTTTTTCGGCGTCCAGCCTTCATCGTTCTGCTGCCGCAAACGTTCAACGATGATGTCGGTGATGGCCGACGATGCAGTTAATTGCCGTACCATCGCTGACTGCACATCCAGCTCAGTGGCCAGACGACTTACCAGTTTTGCTATCTCAATAATCGGGGTGTCAGCATCCATCGCGGCGGCAAGCTCATGCCCGGCGCGAACCAGTTCTTTGATGGCTGACTTATTCTGCTGAGGTGTGTTTTTCATTTGGTCACTCCGATCTGTTCGCATTTATTCGTTGAGCTGCTTACAGCGTGATGCAGCTGCGCATTGCGGCCAGCGAGATAACCCTCGTTTTCCGCGTTATCCGTCCCCCTGGCTTTGCCAGGTTTGCGTGGCTCCATCTTTTTCATGCCTTCGCTTAATTTCCGGCTGCGGTAACACTCCATCAGAGTTGTCTCTGCCTCCGTAACGGCGAAATCACTGACAACGGCATAAGCACCATTGACCCAGGCTGAGCAGTAGGTATCGGCACGGGCAACTTTAGTGGCCTGTTTGATGTTCTTGCGTAATGTGGAGAGGTATTCACGACGGGCTTTCGCCAGTTGTTTACCCAGAACTTCGAATGAATATGCGGCAATTTGTGGCCGTTCGTCCGGTCCGTAGAAGGTGATGGTCATCCGTGCTGGTGCATCCCAGTTATCGCGACCATGGCTGCAGTAAAACTTCACGCCAAATACACGCGATACCATCTCAGCAAGAAATGCCATGTATTCAGGCATTTTTTTTGCGTGAGATGGTGCTTTCTGGGTCGACGCTTCATTTATATCCATCAAATCAGCATCAGCCTCAGTCAGCTTGTGGGTTTCCATCAGGCGCTGAGCGCGGCTGAGGGCAAGTGCTGCTTCTTCGGCACTGGAGTTATTACGCGCCATTGCGAGCAGCTTTTTAATTCTCTGAATATATTTCTCTTTATTTTCCATTGTTAAACTCCTGAATTTGGCGTAAGCCAGCCCCTGCGGGTTTACGCCATTTTTAAAAGTGATTTAAATTACGGTTATTATCAGTTCACGGGTTTCAGCGATTTAATATTCGCGAAATAAGGTTCCTGATTTATTTCCACGACCGTAACCTTATAAAGGTCATGCGCCACATCTATCGTTCTGACTACACGCCCGCCACGTAAACCTGTAGCTGGTTGATAGATGAACGAACTGCCTTTAGGGTAAAGCGCATTGAATTCTTTAGCTTTCATTTGGTACTCCCCAGCCTCGATGCGCGGCGTGACGACAGAACTCCATACGCGAAGCCGCATAAATGGAGTTCACCTCCATTTTTGCCAGACTGAATGCCTGTTTCCATGAATCCGCCGCCCGCTGAAACTCGCCGTTCTGTTCGGCAATGACAGCGCTGGTTGCATACAAAATGAAAGGGCTGCATGGTTTGTCCGATTTAGCACGATCAAACAGAATGGCCACCTCACACCCCCACGCCAGCGATATCGAGAGGAATGGCGCGATACTGATCGCTTTCACCAACGCGCTCATAAACACGGATATAAGAGCGACTGCCTACAACCTGAACGGCCTCGCCGATAGCCTCCATCGCCTTGACCCAGCGAACGTCTGTAATATCGAGGCGACGTAATGCCAGAACCGCACCGGTGTTAACTTCACCTTCTTTTTCCGTCTGGAATGCACGGGTGATGATGGCGCGAATCTCCGGGCGGGCATTCTCGGTCCAGTCGGCCAGACATTCATCAATCAGCGATTTAGCTGCCTGCAGGCGCTCGTCAAATGCGATACGGTCCTGCATGGCACGCTGAACCTTATAGCGGCCATCATAGCTGTAGAGCGTGACGTTACCTTTTTTACCGCCCAGGCTAACGCCGTACTGACTGGCGGAGATATCAACAAAGGCTCCGATATCTGAAAAGCCGCTGAGCTTGAATTCTGCCAGCGCAGCATTCAGGGCCGTCGCTTTTTCGACAATGCTACGCACCAGATCGTCACGCATCTGGTCGGTATCCTTAATCAGACCGACAGGTGTCAATACACCCTTGGCGTCAATCCAGTAACCCTCTGGCGCTGTTTTTTCAGTGAATTGCTTGTTTTCAGTGGACATTTTTACTCTCCTTAAATTGACGCGCTACTTTCTTAACTGCTTCGTTAACCTTTGC